CCAGCACTTATTTCAGTATCAGAGACAGTAACACTTAGTATTGCAGTTATTAAAAAAGATTATACAAATATAAACTTAATTAATGGTTCTGTAATTAACAAAATAACTTTAGGATAAATTATGCCAGGATTAAACGAATTTACTAATAATGCCTCTACCACACTTGCCAGTAATGTGTTAGTTGGGGCTACCTCTTTAACTGTAGCTACAGGTTATGGTTCTATATTTCCAACCTTAACTGGTTCTGAATACTTTTATTGTACATTAACTAATGCTGCAGCAACTATTGTTGAAATTGTTAAGGTTACTGCTAGGGTATCAGATACATTTACTATTGTTCGTGCTCAAGAAGGTACTTCAGCACAAGCATGGTCTACTGGTGATAAAGTTGAACTTCGTTTAACAGCTGCTAGTCTTCAAAACTTTCCACAATTAGATTCTACAAATACATTTGCACAAGCACAAACATTTAGTGCTGGTCTTACTTCAACAGCAACACCTATTGGAGTAGCTTCTGGTGGTACTGGTTTAGGTACACTTACAGCTAATAATGTAATATTAGGTAATGGTGCCTCTTCTCCAACCTTTGTAGCTCCTGGTTCAAATGGTAATGTTTTATCATCTAATGGTAGTACTTGGGTAAGTACTGCTCCAGCAAGCGGTTCTAGATCGGGTGCTACTAGTACTACATTTTCTACTGGATCAACCCTATTAACTTTAACTTCAGCAAGTAGTCAACTGCAAATTATACAAGGCTCAGTAGCTGGCGTCATTAAATTACCAGATGCTACTACAATGACTAAAGGGGCTGATTATTTTGCATTTTATAATGCTTCAGCATACCCTGTAACAGTTCAAGACTATAATGGTGTAACAAGAGAATTTTTACCTATTAATAATTTTAGCAATGGATTTGCTCCTGGGGCTATATCAAGATTAAATTTAATTGATAATTCAACAGCAGCTGGCATATGGAGAATTGGATACCCTGTAGTTGCTGGTAACTTTTCTAGTACATCTTTGTTTACTAGTACATTTGATACTACTAAATACAATAGCGGTAGTTATTCTAATCTTAAATATTACAGAGTTGGTCCAACAACCGGTCTGGCTTTATATACTGATAGTGCAACAACTAGATCAGTATATGCAAGATGTTTTTCTATCAATACATCTACTAGCGCTATTACATATAGTTCAGCTCAAACATTACTATTTACTCACTCTGCAACTACCGGTTTTTCTGGCTGCGATTATACGTTTACATCCAATGGAACTGATAGGGGGGTTGTGGGTATAGGTGGAACATCTGGTGGAACAAATAACACAGCTGCAAATGGATGTTTTGTTGGTTTAGCTGTTGTATCTAATGAAGTATATGCATCTGCTACAGTTACATTTGCCAATGTTCAATCCTCTAATGGATGGGGCGGTGGAGGAGGTGGTGCAGCGTATTATTGTGGAGTATATTATACTGGTGCAGATAATTGTTTCTTTAATAATGCAGATGGATATGCTGTATGGGCCTATGCAAGCCCAGGTAATGCTACTACTGGAAGACATTATGTTTATGGATATAAAGTAGATGTTTCAGGAACTACTGTAACTTTAACAGCGGCTACAGGCAATACAGATTGGTATGTAAATGGTTCATCAATTACTTATTATTCATCATCATCTGACTTTGCTTTAATCAATGGTGGATATGATTCTTCATCAACCCCAGCAACTTATAATAGATATTGGAGCTATAACACCTCAACAAATACTATAACTTATGGAGCAAGAACAAACACAGCAACTTTACTTACTACACAATTACCAGGAATGGGAACTGGTGTTTTATCAATTAATTCAGGTGCAAGCATAACGGCTGGTGGTACTGTATATACAGTATCTAATGCTGGAACTGCAAACCTATCAGGAACTGCAAATCAATATGGGTTTAAATATAAAGGTGTAGAACAAGCCGCATATACTACAAATACAGCTAGTGTGACTCAACAACCAAATGGAGTTACTGCTTTTTATAAAGCATCTAGCACATCATTAAAAATATTACATGCTGGCTATATATATGACTATGATCCAGCTAATGCAACTATGAACGCAAATAGAGCAGCTGTAGCATCAACAGGATCCTATTGGATTATGGATTCAGATTATATATTTGCTTATTCTGGAACTGCATTTGGTGTGTTCTCATTGGCATCTCCATTTATATCTTAAAGGAAATTTATGAAAATATTAACTGTATCTAGTACCGAAATATATGGTCCATTTACTACCATTGTTAAAGATAGTGATTATTACTTAGCTGATAATGACACTAGATTGTATGTAGAAGGAACTATCTCAGACGTTCCTGCTGATTGGGTTAATCCAAATACAATATATGAAGAAACGTATAAGTATAATGATATGCAAAGAGCATTGAGAGAAAAGGATTATAAACAATATACAGATCCTATCTTTTTTCAAGTACAAAGAGGAATATATACAAATGAAGAATGGCTTGCTAGTATAGAAAACGTTAAACTAAGGTATCCATACAAGGAAGTAGTATGATCTTTAGTAGGAGGTCTAAAGTTGTAGTAGATGCATTTACCTACATGGACCATTATGCAAAGTTTAGCAAGATAGATAAGGCAGCAAAGTTTTTTCCTCAATGGTTTAAAGATACTCCTAGCACTTTTAAATATGGAGTAACTCAAGTTCCAACAATTAAGTCTTGCGATGGTTTTATTAACTATTATAAGAATAGTTTTATTATGCCACTATGGACTGATTTTGCAATAGAGATAATGGATGGCGCATATCGCTGGAAAGATTCAGATGGATTTACTGAGTCTGTTGTGCATGATTATCATCAATGGAATAACTTTGTATCAGAAAAAGAGTATGGTCATTTAAAACTAGTAACACCATGGAACTTAGTTGAGAAGTCAGATATTAAGTTTTTATTGCAAAGACCATTTTGGAATTACAAACCGACAGAAGAAACTATTATTACTCCTGGATCGGTTGGGTTTAAATACCAGGCATCAACACATATTAATATGTTGTTTCCTATTACAAAGAACCAAGAAATACTGTTAAAGTTTAATGATCCTATATTACATATGATTCCTTTAACAGAAAAAGAAGTTGAAATTAGAACTCATGTAGTCTCAAGAGATGAGTATAATAAATATACTAAACCTAATGTATCTTTTATAGATAGTTTTGGTAAAGTTAAAAAAATGTTGCAATCTCAAGAAGGAAAATGTCCGTTTCATTTTAAATAATTATGGATCTATCTAAATTAACCAGTATGATGTTTCCTGTAATAGTCTCGGCTATTGCTTGGCTACTTACATCTATGAGTTCTATACAAGCAGACCTAATTAATATCAAATCTAAAATGCCTATTCTTATTACAGAACAAGGTGTACCAACTGACAGCCCACTCTCAGCAGATCATAGAGCCAAGCTTAAAGAAGAATTGAAATTGCAAATAGCTGAACTATCTATCCGTGTAAGACTTTTAGAAGAACATGAAAAAACAAGAGGATATAAATAATGTTTAGTATCTTAAGTTCTATTTTAGGCTTTGCTACTGCAGGTCTACCAAGTATCCTTGGCTTCTTCCAACAGAAGGGTGATCAGTCTCATGAGCGTGAGATGGCTAGACTACAGAATGAACAAACTATGGCTATGGCCCAGGCTGGTTTTGTAGCACAAGAGAAGGTAGCTGCTATTGAATTAGAGGGTACTTATGCTGAAACTTTTGCACAAGAAAGACAGGCTCTTTATGAACATGATGCTAAGATTGTATCAGAAGCTGCACCTTGGGTTAAAACACTTAATGCTTCGGTTAGACCTATTGTTGCTTTTACTTTTGTGGGTTTATTGTTATTCGTTGATATAGCTGGTTTTATCTGGGCTGTAAATACTGCAGGCTTTAGTAGAGAATCTATGGATGTAGTTTTTTCTAGTGATGAAATGGCTATTGTAGGTTCTATTATTGGTTTCTACTTTGGTGCTAGGACTTGGGAAAAGAAATAAGTGAATGTATCAAAAGCTGGTATACTCCTTATCAAACATCACGAAGGTGTGCGTAATAAGCCTTACCGTTGCCCTGCAGGGTTGTGGACTGTTGGCGTCGGACACCTCATTGGTGATGGTAAACAACTCCCTGATGGTTACAACAAAACTTTCACAGATAGAGAAATAGATAAGATCCTTAAAGCTGACTTACGTCGCTTTGAGTTAGGCTTAAGTAAACTGTTACCTAATGTACCTCTTAAACAAAATGAGTTTGATGCCCTTATTAGTTTTTGCTTTAATCTGGGCCTTGGATGCTTTCAGCGTTCAACCATCCGTCAAGCGCTTCTTCGTGGAGATAAAACGCAAGCTATGGAATCGTTAGTAAAATATTGCCGTGCAGGTGGTAAAATACTAAGAGGTTTACAAACAAGAAGATTAGACGAAAAAGCATTATTCGAAGGATAACATGAACCTTATAACAGTTGAGTCGTGTAAAGCAGTTTATAGAATGTTACGTGAACTCCCACCTTTCAACAAATATGAGTTACCTACACCTTCCGAGATAGAATTTTTAGTTGTAGATGATCCTGCAATGTATGGTCAATACCAACCTGAACCACACTGTATAACAATCAGTTCAGCTAAACAGAGTTATTTACAGACCCTAGAGAAAACAATGGCACATGAAATGGTGCATCTTATTTTATACCTTCAGGGTAAAAGATATGAGATTCATAACAAAAACTTCTATAAACTAACATATCAAATAGCCGAGATATATGGCTGGGAACCCAAGGACTTATAATGGAACATTTACAAGAATCAACTAAACATGTAATAGATACTGCATCAATAGCTACAGCAGTTGGAACAGTAATGCAAGTACTACCTGCTATTGCAGCTCTATTTACTATTGTATGGACTTTAATTCGTATTT